AGCGCTGGCGGTCGGTGCTGGCGCACTGGCCGTGGTGATGGGGACAAAGCTGGTGGCAAGCCTGCTGTCTGCTGTTGGTGCCTTTATCTCGGTGCAAATCTCGACCATACGCTACCAATACGTTCTGGCGCGCATGGCCGGTGTCAGCAGAACAGCGTCTGCTGGTTTGGCCGCCTTGAGTGTGGCCGCACGCGCTGCTAACGCTGCACTGGCACTGGTGGGCGGTCCTATAGGCGCGGTCGTGCTGGCGCTGGGCGGTGCGGCCTGGGCGTGGAACAAGTATGGTCACTGCGGGTGTAAAGGATATCGCTGATGCCAAACTTGCCATAGATGAGTTGGTAGTGGCATTCAAAAGTCTCCATAAAATCGAGCGCGATCAAGTCATCAAAATCAAAACCGAAGACCTGCAAAAATCTTTGCGTAAGGTTCAGCAATCGACTTACGAGCTTGGTACTGCGTTTACGCCTTCTCTGGCACAAGGCACGAAGGCGGCAGCCAAATTCCGCGCAGACTTTACCGCCGAGGTCAAGGGTATTGTTGCCGATACCAGCCTTTCCTCCGAGAAGATGAGGAACGCGCTGTTTGATCTTATCGATTCCTGGATTGATTCCGGTCGCGCCACCGAATCGAACCGAGACAAACTGATTGATCTTGTGAAGACAATCGTCAAGGCATCGGGCAACGTAGCAGGTCTGCGTCAGGAAATCGACGCGCTGACCAACGCCCAGACTGCGGCAGCCTCTGGTGTCGGCGCGGTTGTGGACGAATTGGACAGATATCGCGAGGCGTATAACAAGTTCCTGAAAGAGTTTGCAACGCCTGATGAGCGTTTTCAGGACGCCAGGAAGCAGTGGCGCGAAGCACTCGGCCCCCTCTTTAACGACGATGCAGACAAGCGCCTACGCAGCCGGTATCTGCCAAAACCCGCAAAACCCCAAGACAGTGAACTACAAAACTTCATCAAGCGCCTTCAAGAGCAGCGCGCCACGCTGGGCATGACTGCTGATGAGGCAGAGCGTTACCGTATTGAACAGGCCAAAGGATCACAAACACACCGGGTACGTGCCCTGGCCTTGTTCGATGAAGTCCAAGCCTGGAAACAAGCCGAGGAGGCTACCAGAAAGGCAGCAGAATCCGCGCGCTACTTTGCTACCGTAGAGCGCGAGATAGACCTGTACCGGCAAGAGCGCGATATTGAGGTGGCAAGTATCGGCCTGTCTGACCGCCAGCGCGAATTGATGGAGCAGGAGCTGACAATCCGGCAGGAGTACGCCGAGCGTCGCCGACAATTGGAAGAGGCACAGCAGGTCGAATCGACGCGCCTGGCTGAATCGGCCTATCAGGCGCGTATCGAAGCGCTGCGCTCGGCTGAAGACCAACAGGTGCAAATTCTGCAAGAATCGGCAGCGCGCAAGCGCCAGGCCGAGCAATCATGGTTATCGGGTGCCAAACGTGGTCTGGAAAACTATGCTGATCATGTGATGAATATAGCTGGTGCGGTCGAAAACCTGGTCACAAAAGCATTTGGTGGTATGGAAGACGCGCTAAGCCATTTCGTGACGACCGGCAAATTGGATTTCAGGGGTCTAGCCGACTCCATTATCAAGGACATGATTCGCATCGCCATCCAGCAATCCGTCACTGGCGTGCTAGCGCACACGTTCGGCGGCTGGCTCGGTGGTATAGGCGGCTCGGGTGTCAGCGCAGGGGGATTTTCAAGTGGCGGCTACACGGGCGATGGTGGCAAGTTTGAACCCGCTGGCATTGTCCATAAAGGCGAAGGCGTCCTGAATCAGGATGAAATCCGCGCTATCGGTGGCGAGGCGGGCTTTTATGACTTGCGCCGCGCCATTCGTGGTCAAGGCCATGCAACAGGCGGCATGGCAGGCAGGCCATCATTGCCGCCGCCGAGCGCTCAAGGCTCGGCAGCAAATGTACAAGTGACCGTAAACGTTTCGGATACTGGCATACAAGCAAATGCGCCGCCTGGCTGGGGAGACTTGGCGCAGAAATTGGGCGGATATGTGAAACGGGAAGTCCACGAGCAGTTAATGAAATCGCACCGCCAGGGCGGTCTTACCTGGCAGGCCAGACAAGGGGCGCTCGCATGACTGAAACATTCACCTGGTCGCCCAGGGTTGATCCTGAAGGCACAAGCACGTTTCGCGTGCTGCGCGCGCAGTTTGGCGATGGCTACGCGCAGGAAGCGGGTGATGGCATCCACAACGAAACCATGACTTAATTCGTGGGGTATGCATCCGAGATACAACCAATCCGCGATTTTCTGCGCGCCCATCAGGGCTTCAAACGCTTTTTGTGGACGCCGCCCATGGCGTCGGTTTCCCGGCTGTTCGTGGCGGGCGCGTTTACCTTGCAGCCGATGGGCGGCAAGGTGTTCAGGCTGCAAGTCACGTTCGAGGAGAGATTCGAGCCATGATATTTGAGGACATACAAAAACTGGTCGCTGGCAACCTGGTCACACTCTACGAACTGGATTGCACCGCGCTTGGCGGCAGCGTCGAGCGCTACCACGCGCACAACGACGGTGCGATAGTCTGGCAGGGCAATACCTACCAGCCATGGGCAATCGAGGCGCGGGATCTTGAGCGCACGGGCGATGGTCAACAGCCGAATCCCACCTTGACCGTCGGCAATATCGGTCAGGACGACAGCGGCCAGCCGATTGCCGGTGTCGTCTCTGCCCTGTGCCTGGCGTTGGACGATTTACGCGGCGCGGTGCTGACGCGCAAACGCACGTTTGCAAAGTATCTGGATGCTGCCAATTTCCCGGACGGTAATCCCGGTGCAGATCCCAACGAATACCTGCCCGATGAGCGCTGGATCATCAGCCAGAAGCAGACAGAGACGCCGGAATCAGTCACTTTCGTACTCGCCAGCCCCTTGCAGATGGATGGCGCACGATTGCCCACACGCCAAGTTATCGCCAACGTCTGCGGCTGGCTGGTGCTGGAAGCGCCGCTGGGCGGCTATCGCGGCGCGTGCTGTGGGTATACAGGGACGAATTACTTTGACCGTAACGGCCAGTCAGTTACTGACCCTGCCATGGACGCCTGCGGCGGGCGCGTCAGTGATTGCAAGCTGCGCTTTGGCAATCACGGCGAACTGCCCTACGGCGGGTTTGCCAGTGCCGACAGGGTACGTTAATGCTAAATATCCAACAGTTCAGAAGCAATGCCCAGCGCTTGTGCGATTTTTTCCCGAGTGACTTTGCGCGGTTTGGTCGCGGTCTCTTGTTGTGCATACGCTGACTGACTGATACCAATACGTGCAGCAACATCAGATTGGCTTAACCCCAGGTGTTTGCGCCAAGCAGCAATTGCACTCAAACCTTCTTTGACCATGTAGCCAACAACCTCGTTCGGTATGAGATCGTCGGTTTCATTTTGCAGGCTTTTGATGTAGTCGTCCCATGGAACGATAGCAAAAGCGGGCAGGCCGTTTGGTTGTCGGATGATCTGGACGTTAGTAGGTACGTTCATCGCGTTTTCTTACCTCTTGAATGTTGACGATTTTGATTGTGCCGTCCCAATCGAACAGCACGCGGTAGTTGCCTGCACGCAATCTGTATCCGCATGCGTGATTTGTCAGGGGCTTGACGTTGCGAACATCTGGCATGTGTGCCAGAGCTTGTACAGCGTCGTAGATTGTGACCTGATCCTTGGTGTGAATTTTGCCGAGTTGCTTAACCGCTTTGCGTGTCCAGCGGATGTTGTTCAAAAGGATAGTTCGCCGATTCATAGGACAAATTATAAGTATTTTTTGCTTATATTACAGGTAATTTTTATGAAACTTTCCACATCAATTAAACGTTCGGTCGAACGCCACGCGCTGGCCGATTACCCGCGCGAGTGCTGCGGTCTGGTTGTGGCCGCTGGCAGCAAACCCCGCTACGTGCCGTGTCGCAACGTGGCCGAGGATGGGCGCGATTTCAGGTTGCCCGCCGAAGACTACGCGGCAGCCGAAGAGCAAGGCCAGGTGCTGGCCGTGGTGCATTCACATATCGACCGCGACGCGCAACCGTCCGAAGCCGACAAGGTGTCCTGCGAAGCCACGGGGCTGCCGTGGCATATCGTGGCAGTGGGGCAGGATGCGGGCGAGGATGCGCCCACGGTACGCGATTGGTACAGCTTTGTGCCGTCAGGCTACCGCGCCCCGCTGGTAGGCCGCAGCTTTCACCATGGCACGCTGGATTGCTACGGGCTGGTACGCGATTTTTACGCACGCGAATTGGCTATAGAACTTCCCGACTTTGAGCGACCCGATGACTGGTGGGAAAAACCAGATACGGGTGAACTGTATCTGGACAATTTCGAGGTCGCCGGGTTCGTGCGAGCCAGCGACGGCCCGCGCTACGGAGATGTGATCCTGATGCAGTACCGCAGCGAGCGCACCAATCATGCGGGCGTGTATCTGGGTGATGCGGCATTGCGCACGCAACCTGATCTTCATTTTATCCCCGATGCTTTGTTGCATCACGCCATGCCGCGCTTATCCGAGCGCGTGCTGTATGCGGGCTATTGGCAGGACATCACCCGGATGGTCGTGCGGCACAAGAAGCTATTGCGCGCGCCGCCATGATGGCAAGTTGATCCGAACCCGAAAAAGCAAAGCCCCGCCGGTTGCGAGCCAGCGGGGCTTTTTGCATCCCTATTCGTACATAGGAACAGCAGCTAACGCCATGAAATTGTACCCCGATTATAAGTCATTGAGGCTCATCATGGAATTATTGGACACATCTCGAAAACTTCGTAGGCTGGCCTGGGCCATTGTGTTTGTGGCGAGCCTGTTTGCGTTGCGGCTACCGGATTTGATCACCGCCATTAGATGGTGGTAGCCACCCAAAAGCAAAGCCCCGCTGGCTGGAACCGGCGGGGCTTTTTTATTGACCCTTGAGAAAAGCAAGGATTAAAGCAGCAATGAAATTGTACCGCAGAATTCTCCGTATGAGGCTATCCATGGACGGATTAGAACTTGAAGCGCCAGCAAACAAAAGCATTAGACGTGCCTTGGCATTTTTTGTCTATGCCATTTCGATAGGTGTCGCAATTCGGCTCGCATCTCCTTTTCTGGTGGCGTTGTTGCAACGCTGACCCCGAAATCTCATATAAAAGTGAGCGGAAAAATGAACAAACGCGATGCAGGCATCACCGCCAAAATGTACGCCAGCGCGGCAATCATCGCTGCATTGGCATCGTTGGTTGCTGCCATTTCTTTATTGTTGAGATAGCCATGGCACATCTTCACCTTGCAACCTTGCCCGCCCCAGCGGGTTTTTTTACGCCTGCCGACAATCCCGAACGGCTGCGCACCATACGCCTGTACGGCACGCTGGGCGCAACCTTTGGCCGGGTACACCGCTTTGTCTGCCACGACACCGCCAGCGCTGTACG